CATACTCTGCGAACAATACTGCAAAACAGTATTTCGTAGTTGGATACAAAGGTACATCACCATATGACGCTGGATTATTCTATTGTCCATATGTACCTCTACAAATGGTTAGAGCAGTTGGTCAGGATACTTTCCAACCGAAAATCGGTTTCAAAACAAGATATGGCTTAATCGCTAATCCGTTTGCTGAAACTGGTGCACAATCAGGTGCTGCAACTGCAGTAAATGATGACGGTTCTGCTAACTCTAACAGATACTACAGAAGAGTTCAAGTTGCGAACTTAATGTAATCTTTGGGTTATACCAATATCAAAAAAGGCGATCTTTATGGTCGCCTTTTTTATTTCTACTAAATACTAATATGAAAAACGTACTTGTACAATATCTTTGGATTTTCTCAATCACTGCTGGTTTACTCACAGTGGCGTTATTATTATTACCTGAAAAGAAAAATAGATTAGAGTTTATTGAAGATGAAATTAAGAAAGTACAAACACAACAAAAAATACTTACTCAAAAAGAAAAAGAATTAGAACGATTAGCCACTGAAAAAGATTGGGAAGAAGTGGATAAAGATACGAATAAATAGTAATATGACTGTTACAAACTCATTTACAAGACAACCTACAAAACTAGATTACGCTTCACCTACACAGTTTAAATTTAGTATTCTTAAATTACCTAAAGTAGAATATTTTTGTACAGCAGTAAATATACCTGGTATTGAGTTGACGGGTGCTTCACAAGCGACATCATTAAAAGATATACCAATACCTGGAAACAAACTAAATTACGAGCCACTACAAATGAGATTTATTGTAGATGAAAATTTAGAAAACTTCCAAGAAATACACGGTTGGTTAGTAGGTCTAGGTTATCCTAGAGATCATACAGAATTTCAAAATTTACTAGCGTCAGGTACAGATAGATTCCCTGGTAGAAGTACTGCGGTTAAAACTGAACCAGGTAAAGATAAGAATGCGACTGCAGATATAGGTGGTACTTATTCAGATGCGACACTTACTGTTTTGTCTAGTAAAAATAACGCACAAGTAGAGATAAGATTTAGAGACGTTTATCCTACTGGTTTAACAGGATTACAATACGATCAACAAGCGAATGATGTAGATTACTTAACAGCGACTGTATCATTTAACTATTTGGTATATGATTTTGCGACAGTAGGGTCATCTACAACAACTGTAACCACATCATAGACTTTACAAAACAACGTTTTTGTGATAGAATATATATTATGGAGTTATTATGGATTTAGAACAATTACAAGATTTGGCTGAAAAAGACCTTAAAATTAATGATACCGAGTTAGACCTCGAATCACTTAAAACACCTCAATTACATAACAAGTATTTAAAATTTTTAAACAAGTGGAAGTTATTACAAACTAAAGCGAATACAGATTATTATAAATTAAGAAAAGAAAAATGGGAATATTATACAGGTAAATCACCTCAACAAGTATATGCAGAAAAACCATTTAACTTAAAGATATTAAAAACAGATATAGACAAGTATATGGAATCAGATGATGAACTTGTCAAACTTAAATCAAAAGTAGAGTATATTCAAACAGTCATAGAATTTTTAGATAGTACAATTAAACAAATATCAAATCGTGGTTTTCAAATTAAAAACGCTATTGACTGGAGGAAATTTACTAGTGGTGCGATTTAATGTTTTTAGAAAAGCTCTATCACATAGAAGAAACCTTTACGTCACAATTCTGTGATAATTTTATCAAATTAGGTGAACAAAGAAAATTAAAAGAGGCCAAGATACAAGACGGTAGTCAAGTTAATAGAAAATCAAAAGTAACTTGGATAAACAAACAACAAGTAGATATATTAAAAACAATTAATAACATTAATAAAAAATGTAGTTGGAACTTTGATATATCTGTTTGTGAGCCATTACAATATACGGTTTATGAAGAAAAAGATTTTTATGATTGGCATATAGATTCACACTCTAAACCATATGATAATGGATATATAAGAAAGTTAAGTTTTACTATTTGTTTAAATGATGACTATGAAGGCGGTGAATTTGAATTATCTTTACCTAACCCTAAACCAGAAAAACATAAATTTTTTAAGTTTAATGAAGTGTTTAAAAAAGGTACTTTGATTGTGTTCCCATCATTTACTTGGCATAAAGTTAATCCCGTAACGAAAGGTCATAGAAAAGTATTAGTAGGTTGGTTATTAGGAAAGCCTTTTGTGTGATGACAACGACAAGATATTTAATAATAGATAAGGTAAACGAAGTATATCTTAAAATAGAAGCAGAGGCTGATATTCGTAGAGAACTTGGTGAGTATTTTACATTTGAGGTACCAGGATTTAAGTTTATGCCTCAATATAGAAATAGAGTTTGGGACGGTAAAATTAGATTATTCTCATATGCGACTGGTAAAATATATGCTGGTCTATATCCTTATATTGTAAATTGGTGTAAAGAAAATGATGTACAAATAGTTGATGGCTCTAAAATACAAGATACAAAAGTTGATGATACTAAAATTAACGACTTAATCAAGGCGCTTAAATTACCACACGAAGTAAGAGATTATCAAAAAGAAGCATTTAGATATTCAATAGAAAAGAATAGATGTTTACTTGTATCGCCTACAGCATCAGGTAAATCTCTCATAATTTATCTTATGTTAATATTTAATCTATTACGACTAAAAGATACTAAACAAGATAAAATCCTTATTATAGTGCCTACTACATCGCTTGTAGAACAATTATTTAAAGACTTCAAAGACTATGGATATAATAGTGAAAGAAACGTACATAGAATATATCAAGGCCACGAAAAAGAAACAAACAAAAGAGTTATAATATCTACTTGGCAATCTGTCTATAATTTACCTAAAAAGTGGTTTAGTGATTTTGGTATGATTATAGGTGATGAGGCTCACTTGTTCAAATCTGTGTCGCTTACAAAACTAATGACAAAATTAGAAAAGACCAAATATAGAGTTGGTTTAACAGGAACGCTTGATGGTAGTAAAACACACAAACTTGTATTAGAGGGTTTGTTTGGTGCTGTAAACAAAGTTGTATCTACAAGTGAATTGATAGAAAAAGAACAATTGGCTGACTTAAAGATTATATGTTTAATATTACAACACGATAAAATTGCTAGAGATTTTTTAAAAGATAAAACATACCAAGAAGAAATGGACTATTTGGTATCAAATGAAAAGAGAAATAAATATATAAGAAATTTGGCCGCTTCGCTAAATGGTAATACACTATGTTTATTTCAATATGTAGAAAAACACGGAAAACAATTATATGAAACTATACGAGAACGAGCAACCGACAAAAAAGTCTTCTACGTCTATGGAGGAGTTGAAGCCGATGAAAGAGAAAAAATCAGAGAAATCACAGAAAAATCTGACAATGCGATTATTGTGGCTTCGTATGGGACTTTCAGCACAGGCATTAATATTAGGAACTTGCATAACATTATTTTCGCTAGTCCTTCTAAATCTAGGATAAGAAACTTACAAAGTATTGGTAGAGGTTTACGATTAAAAGATAATAATAGTGCTGCTACTTTATATGATATAGCAGACGATATATCTCACAATGGTAAAGAAAATTATACACTTCAACACTTTAAAGAAAGAATAAATATATACAACGGAGAGGATTTTAATTACGAAATCCATAATGTGGAGTTATTCAATGGTACAAAAAAAGACAATAAATCCAATTAAGATTATCAAGTTAATAAATGGTGATGATATTGTATGCGCTTTACCCGCAGAACAATTACCAGATAAATCGCCTATGTTAAGATTAAGTAAACCTCTTCAGGTTAAGTATATACCACAATTTACTGCTGTTGGTCTAAAAGATTATGTTGCGTTAATCAAATGGAGCCCATATACACCAGATCACATTATTACTATTCCAAAAGATAAGATAATGTCAATTGTAAACGCTAGTGGCGAAATGACAAGAAGTTATGAGTTTGTAATTAAAACATATGACAAACCTGAGCCTATTGTAAAAAAAGAAACACCTATGTCATTTAAAAGAGAAAGATTAAGTGACGAAGATAACGAAAGAATGAATGAAATATTTGATGAGTTTGATGATGACTTTATTCCTAAAAAGACTATACACTAATAGACTCTATCCTCTGCCATCGCTCTACAAGCTCCATTATATACAAAATTATGAAAAAGTCAACCTTTAAACATAAAATTTTTCCATTTCCTAAACAATGGCAAATCGGTCAAATCATACCGTTTTCAAAATTATCAAAAGCGATTAAAAGTCTTATCAGGGTTGACAAAAAAGAAAGAAAGTAGTATATTAATATTATGACTAAAGCAAAAAAAGAACATTATGTAAATAATAAAGAATTTTTAGAGGCGATGAAAGCCTACAAAAAAAGTGTAAATAAAGCGAAAAGAGAAAAGAAAGAAAAACCACCTGTTACAGATTATATAGGAAAGTGTTTTTTAAAGATAGCGAATCATTTATCATATAGACCTAACTTTATAAATTATACATTTAGAGACGATATGATTAGTGATGGTATTGAAAACTGTCTACAATATTTGGACAATTTTAACCCTGCTAAATCTAATAATCCTTTTGCATATTTTACTCAAATAATATATTACGCCTTTGTAAGAAGAATACAAAAAGAAAAGAAACAAGTCACAATTAAACATAAATTAATTATGGATGCTAATTATGATGATGTATCCTTACAACCAGGTGATGACAGTGAATTTAAAAATCAATTTAGAGAGTTTTTACAAAAGAATACTCGTATAGAAGAAGAACCTAAAAAAGAAAAAAAGAAGAAGAAAACTAGAGTTAAAAAATCAACATCTAAATTGTTTCATTAATATATGAAAATAGCTTTATTAAACGATACGCACTTCGGTGCGAGAAACGATAGTCCAGCTTTTCTGGATTATTTTATGCGTTTCTATAATGAAATATTTTTTCCTTATTTAAAAGAAAATAATATTAAAACACTTGTTCATTTAGGTGATGTTGTTGATAGAAGAAAGTTTATTAACTTTAAAACGGCACATACATTTAGAGAAGAATTTATGCATCGTTTATATAAAGAAGGTATTGATACACATATCATACTTGGTAACCACGATACTTATTATAAAAACACAAACAAAGTAAATGCGATCAATGAATTATGTACAACATATGACGGTATAAAAGAGCCTTGGATTTACGATAAGGCAGTGACAAAAAATTTTGGCGGCACCGATATTTGTCTTATACCGTGGATATGTGATGATAACTATGAGCACTCAATACAAGAAATAGAAAACTCAAACGCATCAATTGCTCTAGGTCATTTAGAAATCAAAGGTTTTGAAATGCATAGTGGTCATATGAATATGCAAGGGTTAGATAAATCTATGTTTCGTAGATATGAAAAAGTTATCTCTGGTCATTTTCATAAAAAATCTGATGATGGTCAAATATATTATCTTGGTTCTCAATATGAAATTACTTGGTCAGATTATAAGTGTCCAAAAGGTTTTCATATATTAGATACAGAAACAAGAGAACTAACAAGAGTACCAAACCCAATACGAATACATAAAAAATTAATTTATAATGATAAAGAAAACGATTATACAAATAAAGACCTATCACACTTTAAAGACACCTTTGTAAAAGTATTTGTCACAAACAAAACAAACGAAGAAATGTTTAATAACTTAATTGATAGATTACATAATACAGTTGATACACACGAAGTTAATATTATAGAAGATTTAAATACAGATATTACAGCATCTGTTAAAGAAGATATATTAGAACAAGGAGAGGACACACTAACATTTTTAGGTAATTATGTTGAACAAATAGATAGTGATTTAGATAAACACAAACTTAAAAATGTCATAAAGGATTTATATACTGAAGCAAGTGAAAGATGATATTATTTAAAAAGATTAGATGGAAAAACTTTCTATCTACTGGAAACACTTTTGTTGAAATAGATTTAAACAAGTCACAAATGACTTTAATGATTGGCGCCAATGGTTCTGGTAAGTCAACAATGTTAGACGCATTAACCTTTGCGTTATTCAATAGACCTTTTAGATTAATTAAAAAAGAACAAATAATAAACACAATAAACAATGGTGACACGTTAGTTGAGGTAGAGTTTCAAATAGGTACAAAAAACTTTAAAGTTATACGAGGTATCAAACCAAATATATTTGAAATATATAGTGATGGTGTATTACAAAACCAAGATGCATCTAGTGTAGATTATCAAAAAATATTAGAAGATCAAATATTAAGATTAAATTATAGAGCGTTTAAACAGATCGCTGTGCTAGGTTCCTCATCTTATCAACCATTTATGCAAATGAGGCCTAGACATAGACGAGAGGTTGTTGAAGAAATATTAGATATTAGAGTCTTAACTCATATGGATAATCTAACTAGAAATCAACAAACAGAACTTGGTAAACAAATAGTTGAAGCCAGACATCAATGTGATTTAATAGAATCAAAACACGAACTACAAACAAAACATTTTAATGATTTAAAAAATAGAAGTACAGGTGATATTGATATTAAGAAACAAAAACTACAAGAAAATAAAGACGCCACTGAATCATATTTAAGAAAAATAGAAAAGTTAGAAGAAGACCATAGACATTTTGATAGTCAAATAATAGACAAACCAAAGTATGAAACTAAACTAAAACAATTAGAAAAGTTAGAAACAAAAATAGAACATAATCTAACCACACATAAAAACAATTTAGATTTTTTTGAACAAAATGATAGTTGTCCTACCTGCACACAAAAGATAGAAGAAAAATTTAGAGACGAAAAGATAGCAAAAGAAAGAAGTAAGGTGGTGACTTTAAACGATGGTATGAAAGACTTACTAAAAGAGATTACAAATACAGAAAATAAGTTAAGTGAGTTTAGTGGAATAGCAGATAAGATTTATGATACAAAAATAGAAATGTCAAAAGTAGAATCATCTATAAAAGAATTAAAAAAATTTACAGATACCTTACATAATGAAATATTATTATTAGAGGGTAAAGATGAAGATGACAAAGACATATCAAAAAATCTAGTTGAACTAAAAGAACAATTAGAACAAACAAAAATAGAATTAAAAAAAGTCACAGAAGATAAAAAATATATTGATGTAATTAGAGAGATACTATCTGATAGAGGTGCCAAAGCCAAAATCATCAAAAAGTATTTACCTATTATGAATACTTTAATTAATCAATATCTACAGTCTATGGACTTCTTTGTATCTTTCCATTTAGATGAAGAATTTAAAGAGACTGTAAAGAGCCGACACAGAGACACCTTTGATTATAATAATTTTAGTGAAGGTGAAAAAATGAGAATAGACTTGGCGTTAGTATTTACTTGGCGTGCTATCGCAAAGATGAAAAACAGCGCCAATACAAACTTAATGGTACTTGACGAAATATTTGATAGTAGTTTAGATGGTCAAGGTACAGATGACTTCTTTAAGATTGTAAATAAAATGGGAAAAGAAAATATCTTTATTATATCACACAAAGGCGATATACTATTTGATAAGTTTACTAATATAATCAAGTTTGAAAAAGAACATAATTTTACGAGGTTACAAAATGTCTAAAGAACTAAAACTAATACCACCATCAGATGTAAGAGTACAATCAGCAATCGCACCTTTTCAGGAAGATATGTTAAAAGAACACGATTTTAAAGATAGAAAAGAACTAGCAGAATCTATGTTTGAAACTATGAAAAAATATGGTGGCGTAGGTTTAACTTGTAATCAAGTAGGTTTACCTTTTAATATGTTTGTTGTAGGCGATCATTTACAAATAGAAAATGGTATAAAGATGGCTTGTTTTAATCCTGTCATTATTAATAGTAGTGAAGAAACTGTTGTAATGAAAGAAGGCTGTTTAACTTTTCCATTTGTATTTTTATCAATAACTAGACCTAGAAAAGTGACACTAAAGTATGAAGATGAAAATGGTGATTTACAAGAAGCAAATTTAGATGGTATGATTAGTCGTATTGTACAACACGAATACGATCATATACTAGGTAAAAACTTTACAGATTATGCGTCTAAAATGAAACTAGACCGTGCGTTTAAAAAAGCTGAAAAAGAAATGGATAGAGCGAGAAAACTTCGTGCCAAGACTCAAAGTAAATAATTATGTTTTTTATAGAGAGTTTGAAGCCTCTAAAGAAGAAATACGTTATGATGAATGGCGTAAAGGTTTCTTTAATAAAGAAAATCTAATAAGAGATATAGAAGAAGAATTTAAGATAAATGGCGCAAGTGATAAAGTACCACCTTATCAAACTAAAGTAAATCTATATGAGAGAATGAAAAACAAGACACATTGGAGTGACTTGTATAAAAAAATCAAACATAGTTTGTTAAGATATTACACAAAAGAATTTATATTAAAAGAAAGTTGGGCAAATAAAGCAGTAGAAAATAGTGCTTTTGGTTTTCACACACACGATAGAGATATTACTGTTGTTTATTATGCGAAAAATAACTATCCAGAATTTGGTACTAATATTGATGAACAAGTAATTATACCAGGAGTTGAAGATTCGTTATTAATATTTGATGGTAAGATAAGACACCAACTATGTAATATGCCCTTTGAACTCGCTGTACACCCTCATAATCATAGATATTCTATTGTCTTTGATTTCAACATTGACAAATCTACAAATCCTGATAATATAGCAAAATGACTTATAAACCATACTATATGAAAGATGTAATTGATAACTCTAATAAAGAGTTGTTTAATGTTATATCTACTTTCGCTGGTGGTGGTGGTTCTTCTACTGGTTATAGACTTGCGGGTGGTAAGATATTATGTGTAAATGAGTTTGTAGAAGCCGCAGTTGATACATACAAATCTAACTATCCAAACACACCTGTTTTACCTGATGATATAAAGAAACTAAAAGGTGAAGACTTTTTAAAAATCGCTGGTATTCAAAAAGGTGAGTTAGATATACTTGATGGTTCACCACCTTGTTCAGCGTTTAGTATTGCTGGTAAAAGAGAAAAAGGTTGGGACCAAGAAAAGTTATATTCAGATGGTAAAAAAGTAGAGAATATAGAAGACTTGTTTTTTGAGTTTACTCGTATCACAGGTGACATAATGCCTAAAGTTGTAATAGGTGAAAACGTTGCTGGTATTACAATGGGCGAAGCCACAGAATATAGAAATAGAATAATAAACGAATTTGATAAACTAGGGTATGAGACTGTATATAAAGTATTAAGTGCCGCTGATTATGAAACACCACAAGATAGAAAAAGATGTTTTTTTGTGGCCGTTAGAAATGACATAATGGAAAAGGCAGGGTTAAACTTTATGACTTTAGAAAGTGAGATATATCCAGACCCTACAACACCTAAACATATATCTATAAAAGAAGCGATTGATGATTGTATCAATGATCCTGAACAAGAAAAAGAACTATTTGAATATGTACAAAATGGCTTTCAAAAGAAGTGGATAGAACTATTAGAATTTAATCCTACAAAACATAGAAAACCTAGTGATCCTGACTTTATAGAGATTAACCCTAAAAGATCAATGTTTAATATGATAAGACCAGCGCCTCATTTACCTAGTCCAACACTTACACAAAGAGGTCAACAAATGAGTGTATCAGGTGTATTTCATTATGCGAAAAATAGAAAACTCACAATACCAGAACTCAAAAGACTTATGGGTTTACCCGAAGATTTTAAGTTAGAGGGTAAGTTTGATAAACAAGCAGAACGTATAGGACGTATGGTTGCCCCTTTAATGATGAAGAATCTAGCGTCAAATATATACGAAAAAGTGTTAAAAAGAACAAAATAAGAACATTATATATCAAAAAGACTAGTAAAATCAACGCAAAATAT